GAAGAGGTTAAGGAAAAGACAATTGCTCTTTCTAAAAAGCACGAAGGAATATACGATAACGATGATGTTTTTAATGAAAGTCCACCAAGTAAAGAAAGTATCCAAAAAGAAACAGAACATCAAGAAAAAACACAAAATGAAATAAAAGAATCAGCAAAAGAGTTAGGAGTAGATTCTGAATATATTGATTATATTGAAAAGAAAATGAATGACAGAAAAAGTGGAAAGCCCTCACAAATAGAATCTGCTGTAGCCGGAATAATGAAAATTAGAAAAGAGCAGGGATTGCCTGTGGGTCCTGAAATAGAAGCTATGATGACAAAAAGAATGCAGAGTTATTACTTATATCAAGCTATGAGTCATAGAGCATACAATCGAAATTTAGAAGTTCAATACTTTGGAAATGATAGCTTCAGCATTAAAAAGGGAAAAATAAATATTTCTGAGTCGGATGGAGTTGATAAAATAGCTTGGCCTAGATTTGAATTTAATTTAGGATTTTCTGCAACTGGCAGAAGTGCTAATGCTGGCGGCGGCAGATTCCAAAATTCTGAATTTGATGAACCTGCATTTAAAAAATGGGCACCTGCGTAGTATGAAAACTCAACTACTTTGCACATTCACTCCTAAGAGTTCACTAAATCATACACTAGAAATTATCATAGCTTGTAACGATATACTCTATGGAAAAGTTTATGTATTTGAAAATGGTAATGATATGTCTCAATTAATATGCACATACAATGTTGAGTATGATCCTGATAATCATCCCGAAGATATTCCAAATACCATTTCATTACATAGAAAAAAACAAAGTAATACACTTTACACAATTAATGCGCTTAATGAAGTTATCAGAGAACTTAATGGTGGTGTATTGGATAAGAGATTTCCTATTCCGTGGGATGAATATTATAACAGTCTATTGCTCACAAATGATACGGGACTTAACAGAATACCTACTAAGATACATTCTATAATAGATGTAAATAAATGGGAAAATAAATAAAATAAAATTGTATTTCACTATTACATGTGATATATATTAATGGTTACGATGAGTGTAACTAACAAATAACAAATAAACAATAAAATAAGGAGAGTAAATAATGGATATTAATTCTATTCGTAAGCGTCTTAATCAATTACAAACCACAAACAATAGGACTTCAAATCTTTGGAAACCACAACCTGGTAAACAGGTTATTCGTGTTTTGCCATATAAGCATAATAAGGATAATCCGTTCATTGAGTTGTTCTTCCATTTTGGTTTGAATAACAAAACCTATTTATCACCAATCACATTTGGTCGTCCTGATCCAATTGAAGAGTTTGCTCAAAAACTTAAAACAAGCGGAAACAGAGAAGAGTATCAGATGGCTCGTAAATTGGAAGCTAAGATGAGAACCTTTGCTCCAGTAATCGTTCGTGGTGAAGAAACACAAGGTGTTCGCTTTTGGGGTTTTGGTAAGACGGTTTATCAAGAATTACTTTCAGTAATCGCAGATCCAGACTATGGTGATATTACAGACGCAGTTAGTGGTCGTGATATTTCAGTTGAGTTCATTACTGCTGAAGAAAGTGGTGCTTCTTTTCCTAAGACTTCAATCCGTGTTAAACCTAATCAATCACCTATTGTGGAAGATAAGGCACAGATGGAGAATATGTTAGAAAATCAGAAGGATATTACTGAGTTATATCAGGAACTATCTTACGAAGAACTAACAGGTGTTCTGAACAACTGGTTAAATCCTGATGATGCAGAAACAACTGAGGTTAAGAAAGAAGCGGCTCCTAAATCAGTAGTAGCAGCTTCCGCAGCAAATTCTAATGTTGAAGATGCTAGTGCTGCTTTTGACGATCTATTCAATAAGTAAATAAAGTGTAGTGGGTGTTGAAGCCAACACTAATAAAACCGAGTGTGTAAAAGAGGTTCGCCCCTTACAAAGCCGGACACACCCACTATTTAATTAGGAGAAATATATGTCAGTTAAAGACGATTTAGCTGGAGTTCTCGCCGACTCTTTAAATAAAAAATTCAAAGATTATAAGGTTGCATACTTCTTAGACGGCGCACAAGAAACACCAACAGATATCAAAGAGTTCATCTCAACAGGTTCAACAATGTTAGACTTAGCAATTTCAAATCGCCCTAACGGTGGTATTGCAGTTGGTAGGATTACAGAACTAAATGGTTTGGAAAGTAGTGGTAAATCATTAGTTGGTGCTCATCTACTTGCAGAGACACAGAAGAAAGATGGTGTCGCTGTTTACATAGATACAGAGACAGCAGTAAGTGAAGAGTTCTTAGGTGTTATAGGTGTTGATATGAATAAGATGTTGTATCTACACTTAGAAACCATTGAGGATATCTTTGAGGCTATAGAAGAAATAGTAACTAAAGTAAGAGAATCAGATAAGAATAGGTTAGTAACTATCTTAGTAGATTCATTGGCTGCTGCTACAACTAAGGTTGAGTTAGATGCTGACTTTGATAAAGATGGTTGGGCTACTTCAAAGGCTATCATCATATCAAAGGCTCTGAGAAAGAATACTCAAATGATTGGTAGACAAAGAGTTGCTTTGGTGTTTACTAACCAGTTAAGGGTAAAGTTAGGTGCTATGTTCGGTGATCCTTATACTACTTCAGGTGGTAAGGCTCTACCATTTCACGCATCAACTCGTGTAAGACTAAAGAATAAAGGTCAGATAAAAGATACCAAAAAGAATGTAATTGGTATGACTATTCTGGCACAGGTAATCAAAAATCGTTTGGGTCCTCCATTACGAAAAGCTGAATTTCCGTTATACTTTGAGAGCGGAGTTGACGATGAAGGTAGTTGGTTACACGTTCTTAAAGAACATAAGATTGCAAAAGTTGGTGGTGCTTGGTATACTATGGAAGATCATGAAGGTAATGAAATTAAATTTCAATCCAAAGATTGGGCTGAAAAGCTAGAGGATCCGGAGTTTAAGGAACATTGTTACAAAATGATTTGCGATAAGGTTATACTGAAATATACTAAAGCTGATTTAGGAATTGATGATGTAGAGATTACCAATGAGGTTTTAGGTGACTAATGCTAAATACTTATCTATACTTGAAGAAATAAAGCAAAAAGGTGGTGATTCAGCATCAGAAACTGCTAATGATAAAGTATTGATTATAGATGGCTTAAATACATTTATAAGATGTTTTAGTGCTATACCAACTCTCAACGATGACGGTGCTCATGTTGGGGGAATAGTTGGTTTTCTAAGGTCAATAGGATATGCTATAAGAACAATCAGACCTACCCGAACTGTCATAGTATTTGATGGTAAAGGTGGGTCTAACCGTCGAAAGAAAGTATTTCCTCAGTATAAAGCTGGTAGGAATATGTCGGAAAGACTAAATCGTTCTTATGATTTTAATAACAAAGAAGATGAGCACGAATCAATGATTATGCAATTAACAAGAGTCATTGATTACTTAGATTATTTGCCTGTCACTACAATAACTATTGAGAATATTGAAGCTGATGATACGATGGCTTATGTAACTAAGCAAATTCTAAAAACATCAAAGATAGTTCTAATGTCTACAGATAAAGACTTTCTTCAATTAGTAAATCATAGAGTATCGGTTTGGTCTCCTACAAAGAAAAAGATGTATGATCCTCCTAAAGTTTTAGAGGACTATGGAATACCATCACATAATTTTGCTGTCTATAGATCTATAGATGGAGACAAGTCTGATAACATAAATGGAGTTCGTGGATGGGGAATGAAAACTATTCAAAAAAAGATTCCACTTTTACTCGAAGATAAGATACTTAATATAGATGACATTATTAAAGAAGATGAAAAGCTTAAAGAAAATGAAGAAATATTAAGAAGAAATTACCGGTTGATGCAACTAGAAGAGGTAGATATCAGCACTTCTGCTAAAACTAAAATCTTAGATAAAATCAGAGAACCTATAAATAGACTAAATAAAATGCAATTTCAGAAGAAATTCATAGAGGATAGATTATTTGCTACACTTCCAAATATGGAGAGTTGGTTAGTTCAATGTTTTGCTAAGTTGAATCAAATGGCTGAGGGAACGTATGGGAAGAAAGAGAAAGTATAGTTCTGAGGCAGATAGAAAAGCTGCACAGAGAAGGTGGTCTATGGAATACTACCATAAGAACAGAGCAGTTCTACAAGCAAAGGCTAGGGAACGCTATCGTAAGAAAAAACAAATGGAAATTAAAGAAAAGAAAATGAAAGAATTATATGGCGAGTGAAAATTTTAATCAATTTGGTCCGACATTTCAATCAAAGATAATATCATCTTTACTAACGGACAATAAATTCATACAAACAATTAGCGATATATTAGAACCTAAATTCTTTGACTCAGATGCTAACAAATGGTTGACTAAAAGAATTAGCAAATACTTTTATGAGTTTAGAAAGGCTCCTACATTAGAAGTGTTGAAGATAAAAATTAATCAGATGGATGATGATATCTTAAAGGTTTCTGTTATAGACAATCTAAAAGAAGCTTGGAGAAATATAGAGGCTACTGATTTAGAATTTGTAAAGCAGGAGACTTTAGGTTTCTGTAAGAATCAGGTTCTTAAAGGCGCTATCATAGAATCAATAGATTTGTTAGAACAGAAGAATTATGATGAGATAAAAGTCAAAATTGATGAAGCTATGAAGGCTGGTAGCGAAAGAGATTTAGGTCACGATTATATCATATCATTAGATGCTAGGTTAAATGAATCCGTGAGGGAAACTATGCCAACTCCGTGGGATGCTGTAACAGATGTGATGGATGGCGGATTGGCAGGTGGTGAATTAGGTGTTTTGGTTGCTCCTGCTGGTATCGGTAAGAGTTGGTGTCTACAATCATTAGGTGCTCATTTGGTAAGGCAGGGTAAAACTGTTGTTCATTACACTTTAGAATTAAATGAGAGTTATGTCGGTTTAAGATATGATACAGTATTTAGCGGAGTCACAACTTCTAATATTAAATTCTATCAAGATGATGTTCAAAAAGTCATAGATGGATTAACAGGCAAATTAATAATTAAATATTATCCTACTCGTGCTGCTTCAGTAAATACTTTGGCTGCTCATCTAAAACAGATGGAAATACAGGAAATCAAACCTGATGTTGTTATAGTTGATTATGCTGATATTCTAAAACCAACTACATTCTATAAAGAGAAGAGGCATGCTACTGGTGAGACATATGAAAATCTTCGTGGTATGGCTGGTGAATTTAATATTCCAGTATGGACAGCATCACAGGCTAATCGTAGTTCATTGGAAGAAGATGTTATTGATGCTAGTAAAGTATCTGAAGATTACTCTAAGGTTATGACGGCTGACTTTGTTATGTCTGTAAGTCGTAAGGTAGAGGATAAGATTGCAAACACTGGTAGAGTGCATGTAATCAAAAACAGATTTGGTATAGATGGAATAACATTTCCTGCAGAGATTAATACAAACACAGGTAATATACAAGTGTATGAATCATCAACGCAGGGTGGGAAATCAGCGCAAGGTAAGATGGATAATTCAGAGGAATATTTAAGGCAGACATTATCAAAAAAATATAATGACTTAAAACCAAAAACAGATGGATTTGAATAGATAAGATTTGGTATATATTATATTTATATATGTTGTCAGAAAACAAACAAATTAAATAGGAGTTACGATGGAAAAATTTCAGTTGTCAGAAAATTTTATAAATAAGTTTAAAAGAAAAAAACCACCATTCGGTTTTAATGGATTAGGTGAGTTAGTTTATATGAGAACATACTCAAGAATTAAAGAAGATGGTAAAAATGAAAGATGGTGGGAAACAGTTAGAAGAGTCGTAGAAGGTACTTACTCTATGCAGAAGGATCATATTGACTCACATCAATTAGGGTGGAATCCGTGGCAAGCTCAAAAGTCGGCGCAAGATATGTATGAGCGCATTTTCAATATGAAGTTTTTGCCACCAGGCCGTGGACTTTGGGCTATGGGAACAGCCATAACCGAAGAACGAGGCTTATACGCTGCCCTTAATAACTGTGCTTTCGTATCAACCAAAACAATAAAAGAAGATTATGCTAAACCATTCTGTTTCCTTATGGATGCTAGTATGTTAGGTGTTGGTGTTGGGTTTGATTGTAAGGGTGCTGGTGAGATTATTGTAAAGGGCGTGGATAAAACTCGTGACGAGTCTACCTTTGAGATACCTGATACAAGAGAAGGTTGGGTTGAATCATTAAAGGTTCTGTTAGAAAGTTATTTTCACGGAACTGCTTCTATAAAATTTGATTATAGTAAAATCAGAGCAGCTGGTGAACCAATAAGTGGATTCGGTGGTGTATCAAGTGGGCATGAACCACTTTTAGAAGTTCATGACGACATAAAAAAAGTATTAGAAAAAAATAGTGGAGAACCAATCACGGTAACTACGATTGTAGACATAATGAACCTAATTGGTAAATGTGTTGTTGCTGGTAATGTAAGAAGAACAGCAGAAATCGTATTTGGAGATCCACATGATGAAGAATACTTGGACTTAAAAAATTATAAAGTTAACCCACATAGGGATCAATATGGATGGACATCTAATAATAGTATATTCGCAGAATTGGGTATGGATTATACAGAGGCTGCCAAACGAATTGTGGATAATGGTGAGCCTGGATTTGCGTGGCTAGATAATATGAGAAAATACTCTCGTATGAAGAATGGTGGAGATAACAAAGACCATAGAGTTATGGGTGGTAATCCTTGTTTAGAGCAATCATTAGAATCATACGAGTTATGTTGTTTAGTAGAAACATTTCCAGCAAATCACGATTCATTAGAAGATTATCAACGAACACTCAAGTATGCTTATCTATATGCTAAAACAGTAACATTGGGAAGAACACATTGGGCTGATACAAACCGAGTTATGTTAAGAAATAGAAGAATCGGATGTTCAGTTAGTGGTGTTGCTCAGTTTGTTACTAACAGAGGATTAGATGAGTTTAAGAGATGGTTAGAAGGTGGATATGATACAATACAAGAATGGGATAACCAATATTCAGATTGGTTTGCTGTTCCTAACTCTATCAAAACTACTTCGGTTAAACCAAGTGGAACGGTATCTTTACTTGCTGGTGCTACACCAGGATTACATTATCCTGAATCAAGGTTTTACATCAGACGAGTCAGATTATCTAAACATTCAGAACTATTAGAACCACTAAAGAAAGCTAACTATAAATTAGAACCAGCATTTGGTTCAGAGGACACAACAATGGTTGTTGAAGTTCCTGTAGATGTCGGTGAGGGGATAAGAACCGCAGCTGAACTTTCGATTTGGGAACAATTCAGTTTAGCTGCTTTCTTACAAAGACATTGGGCTGATAACCAAGTAAGTTGTACAGTTACTTTCAATCCAGAGACAGAGGCAGACCAAATTGCTCCTGCTCTAAATTATTATCAATACCATTTAAAAGGTATTAGTTTA